CATACACCTCCACAGTGTCAGTATCTTTCAGATACGACACCATGCCCTCAGCGAGCACACCTGACAGCGCGGTAGTGCGGGCCGACGAATCATCAAACCGCATCACGGACTGTTTCACCGTGTAATCCTCAAGGTCAGCGGCAGTCAAAATGTCGCCTGCTGACCAATCTTTGTAGCCCTCAGCCATGTGTGCTCCTAGTAACCCAACGGTGTGTCCGAGTCCAATTTACCGAACTGGTCCGAATCTAGTGTAAATGCTTGCGCTGTCTTAGACAGGCCAAACACAACATTGTGCTGTTGCGGCCCGATTTCGTGACTAATTCTGTCCACGACCGCGTACCGGTCAATCGCGGTGCCGCCACCTGGCGGGCTATACACAACCTGAATCACGTCACCAAGCTCGGTGCCAATCACGTTTCCGGCCTGTGTCACGTCCAACGCATGCAAATTGATATCGATTTGACTTATCCGCACCTCAGGTGTGCCGTAACGCGACACCAAATATTCCGCAAAATTGTCTGAATCGGTGTCGCTGTTAAACAGCAGATTGCCGTATTCCAACGTCCGCACACCGTAACGATCCTGCGATACTGCGTTGTCAGCAGTCTGTTGTGTGCCACCAACACGGGTCACCAGCGCACGGTTAAACAACAGTTCGGAACCGACCGCAACCTGAATGCCGTAATACGGCACACCGGTACCGTCGTCAGCAAATTTCAGTGCACCAGCAACGGTTTGTGTTTCGTACCGGTCACGAAACGTCAAGTCACCGTCAGCCGCCATAAATAGTCGGCCTCCCTCGGTGCGGGCGATCAGTTGCGTATACGACGCAACGTCGGTGCCGTCACCGATCGTGTCCGCTTGCAACGTGGTGACACCAGCAGCAATGTCACGGTACGCGGTAGGAAAATTCACGTCGGCCCGATCCAAAATGGCCGTGAGTCGGGCACCGGACAGCTGCGACGTGGTGGCCGTTTCGGTCAGGATGGTGTGGCCGAGGTCGCTGAAACCGTCAGAAATAACAACGCTGGCCACCGAGTCGCCACCGAGACTGTATGCAATATCCCAATCGTCGGAAGTGCCGTCAAAAATGGGTGTGCCACCAGTCGTGACCCGAAACCGTTTACCAGGCACAATGTCGGTGCTGTACGTGCCGCCACCGGTCGGGTCATAGGTGCGGGTCCGATTGTCCAAACTGATGCTGCACGTTCCGGCCTGAAAATCGTCTAGCCAACGTGACCGGCCACGCTGAACAGTGATGGCGTAAACATCGGCGGTGATATCTACCGGTGTGATCCCCTCCAACACGTCGCTGTCCAGCACACCTGACGTTGCGCTGTCCAACGTGAACGGGTCCGCCACACCTGAGTCGCTGTAAAACAGCACTGCGGTAGAAACAGGCAGGGTCACTGCTACTGCCTCCAACTATTGCCGTTGCGACGTTCGTATGCCTTAATCGTTTCGACCACTTTTTGGCCGATGCTGCCAGGATCACCTACGCCAGCGTTTACGACAATGTTGTAGGTTGCGCCGAGCCCGCCACGGGCGTTACCGCCGGTCAACGGAATGACGGCCTCAGGGCCGTACTCGCCGAGCCGTGCGACGGTCGGACCGGTGACAATGCCACCAGCAGCCATGGCACGTTCCGGCTGTCGGTTCGGGGTAATAATTGTGGACGACACCAAACCAGCCTGTTGCAAACCCGACAACGCGCTGCGGGCATTTTCCAAATTCATAATTTCGGTTTGTATGCCGCCACGAACCAGATTTAAACCCTCCAATAACCGGTTGACCTTGTTTTGTGCCTCGTCTAGTTCGTCATCCTGAACTAGCAATGTCAATTCGGCTTGTGTTTCCTGTGGGACATTGCCCAGCTCAGTAATCACGTTAGCCAGCTCACGGGCCACACGATCGTGAGCCTCCGCTAGCTCGTCAGTTGTCGTTGTCGCGTCCGCTTGCGCTTCTTCGTAATCATCAATTGCCTTTTTAAAATCGCGCACCGCTTTGTCGTCATCCAGTTTTTGGAGGTAATCCTCCAACTCTGGATTAAGTGCGAACATGCCCGCGTACAAACGGTCAGTGGATTTCCACAATTCGTCCACTGCCTCGGTCAGTTCGGCAGTCGCCGGTTGCGATAGGTCAGCCAACGTTTTAAAACGATTCATTTCCGCGTTTAAAAAACCGGTTTCAGTGTGCGCCTCCTGTTGCGCCTCACCGAGTCTCCGACTGTCACGCTCAGCCTGTTGCAATGCCTGGTTTGCTCCCTCCAAACCAATTTGCACAATTCGTGTTGCGTCACCTAACGCCATGCTGTCCGAAAACAATGCGCGTAGACCGCTAATTACATCGCCTTGCGCCATGCTCGTTTCCAACATGGTGTCGCGCACCTGCTGTTGAGCGTCAACGTTCCCTAATGCGGCATCGGTATAAACCTGTGCGCTGATACCGAGCCGGTCCAATGCGTCACCAAGCTCACCGGTCAACGCGTCCTGCAAAACCATCGCACGCGTGTTTTCCGTAACCGCTCCGGTTTCAGCATCCAATGCTTGCGTGACACGGTCAGCGGCCTGAGCCAGCAACAGTTTGCGTTCCTGCATCTGCGACAAAATCAGAATTGCGCTAGAAACGGTGCTAGTCAGCAAACCAACCGAGACATTGGCGGTTTTCGCTGCAACACCGAAACCCTGCAAGGTTGTGCTGGCCGATTTAAAGGCCAACACACCCAACCCAAGAACAGCGATTGTTTGCTGCATCCCTTTTGGCAATGCCGTAAATGCCTGCAAAACTGGACCGATAGCACCCATCAGACCTTGCACGGCAGGAATCATGGCCTCACCAATAGTCGCTTTGGCGTTTTCCATTTCGGCAGCCAAAATGCGTTGACTGTTTGCCAAACCGTCGCTGGTGTTAGCAAAATCGCCTGCCATCTGCGCGGTTTCTTGCATCAGCAACGCATACCTAGCGGCAACCTTGTCGGCCTCAGTCATTGCGGCTGCGCTGTCAACCATGCCCTGTTCGACAGCAAATGCGGCAACAGCAGCTGCCGACATGTCAATACCAAATGCACGGATCGGTTCCGTAGAACCTGCCAGCGATGATTGGAAAATTTGCGCGGCACGCGGAATGTCTAGGTTCATTACCGACGCAAAATCCGCAATACGCACGGTCAGTTCGTCGGTAACTGCCACCACGTCACCAGTTGCGCCAGCAACCTGCTTAGTGAATCCAGCAAACTGAACCGCAAACGCGTTAAAATCTTTTTGCGACATGCCAACGGCCTTAGCTGCCGACTCGCCAAGTTGCAAAATCCCGTCAGACGCTTTTCCGAACGTCACAGTGACCGCGTTCATTGATTCAGCCAGGTCGCTCGCACTGCCAACAGCAGTCTGCGCGAAATTCACAATTTCGCGGGTAGCAAACGCTGCTGACGCGGTTTTGGCGACGTTTTTAAACTGGTTTTGCAGACTTCCTGCCGCCTGCTCAGCCTGTTTTAGACCGGCCTTAGCTTTGGACGCGTCCGCGATTACGTCAATGTTGATTGCTGCACGCTTACCGGCCATCAGATATTCCTATTCCAGATTTTGTAAATGTGCGCCAGGTAGGTATCCATGACCTCTTGCACACGTCGGTCAGCAGCACGATACAGAAACGGGTTAGGTGCGATGTTGCGCCGACCCCAACCGAAATGAATCGGGCCTGCATACGGCACACGGGATTTGCCTGCGTACACACGACCGCCACGCACAGTGCGACCTGCACGAATCGTGTCATACAGTGCGCCGGTCCGATACGGCACAGTGCGTTTAGCCTCACCGACCACGATGCTGGCAGCTGCGTGCCCTGCATCCTTAAAATCTTCTCGGGCCTCGTCGTCCAGTTTGCCGAGCGCACGAATTAGTTTGTTCAGCCCTGTGATTTCTACGCGTGCTGGATCATCCACTAGCGGCCCGTTCCTGTAACAGTCGCACCATTTCCTGAAACACCATTGTAGGTGTTTGCAGTAGTTCGCTCGGGGCTATGCCGGTGGCGATAGCCATTTGTGCGACTAGGCGTTGGGTTGGGCCTACTCGTCGTCTGCTTTTGGGACCAGGCGCACCGCCTTAATCCCACGCAACCATTCTTTAAATGGTTTCACGGTCACACCGCTGTCCTGCATTGCGGACCAGCCGAGGAACGCCAACGGTTTAAAAGACTGTTTGCGGACCCATTCGGTCCACGCCATGTCAGGGTACTGGTCCTCCCATGTGCACATGGCACTGATGGTGACCTCGTACTGCTGTGTGGTGCCGTCTTTAAAATCTACGGCAACGTCGTTTCCGACCATGTTCCCCTCCTAATGGGTTTGTCAGCTAGTCGCCTTGGTAATGCTGCCGCCGACAAAATTCAGCGTAGTCATGGCCGCGTCACCGACGGTGCCAGCAACAGGCATGTGGCTGGACAGGTAAGTGTTAGCAAGCGTGTAGGACGGATTGTCAGCCGCGACAGCACCGCTGGTCGGCAGAATAACCACCGTGGTGGTCGTGCCCACAAGGTCATACACCGTGGCCTCAACCTCAGACGCGGCAAAATCCTGAAACAGCGTCACGTCGCACGTCACGTTGTCAAGACCGCCAGTAAACAGGTGCGCGGAGTCGCCCATACTGGTTACCTCCACCTGGTCGGTGTTGTAATTGAGCGTGACTGACTGAACCGCGCTGGAAAGGTCCACGCTGTTAATGGTCACGCTGGCATCGGTAAGCACGAGCTTTGCCATGTCTTATTCTCCGGTTTCCTCGGTATCGGTTTCTGTTTCGGGTTCGGGTTCCGCGACCGTTGCCGGTGCGATATGGCCGCCAGCGACCAATGCCGCAATATTACACCCGTGCAATTCGGTTTCCGTGACGATGCTGCCAGCGGGCCCTGCGGCCAGTTTGCTGGACAGAATGCGGTAGCTGCTCATTCGGCGTACACCTCTATTTCGAATTCGGCACCCAAATATATGTCGTCACCGTAGCCGA